GCATCCGCTGATTCTGCAACAAACTTTTGACCTAATAACTTCGTTACGCCAAGGTTTGTCATCTGGCTTTCCAGGCTTGTTAATTCGTCTTGCTGCGCACGGAAACTGCCCGAATCACATTGGATGTAATAAGCCTTCGTTCCAGGGTCCATTGCTATGGCGTAGTTGACGCCAAGAGAGGTTTCGTCTGGTCCGTTGTTCCAGCCCTCTAGGACGAGGGTTGGCATTGCTGCTAAGTGGAGTGCGTGGATTAAGTCGGCTTGACGTTGGTAATGGCAGATGTTGATTGAGGCGATATCTATTAGGGGTGGGGTGCTCGTTAGCATTCCGATCCGGTTTGTGTAGATCGGGACTAGGGGGATTTGGTCCAGGCTGTATTCGCCGGCCCCTGTCCGGCCTTCGGATGGGCTCCAGGTTTCGTAGCGACCAGGACGCACCACCAGCATTTGTTGTTCGCGCTTTTCGCCGAATTCGCCGTCGGGTTTTGTTATCCAGCGGTGGATGCGGACTTGGGTGAGTGGGGAGCTGGGGATTGGGTTCTCTTGACGCCAGCCCCAGATGGTGGGGGCTTCGATGTTTACGAAGTAGGGGCGGCGGCCTGATGAGATTTCGTCGCGTAATGTGCGGATGTTGGATTCGGCAGGGAAGTCCACCAGGATTGCGCCGTGACCGTACATCAAGGCTTTTACTAGGGCCTTGCGGCAAAATTCGTTTACGGAACTGCCTAGACCGTTTACATCCTTAGAAAATTCCTGCCAATAACGGTCGCCGTCGATTCGGATTGGGCGGCGTAGCACCATGCCCGCTGCATTCTCGATTAGACGTTGGGTGTAAGGAGATAAAACGCTGCGGCTTACTCGTACTAGGTAGGCTTCGTCGTCTTCGCGGGGTTCTTGTTGGAGGTAGGTTCGGCAGTTATCTCGTAGGTACTGGGTGCCGCTCATTACGGCTTGCATTGTTTGCCAACTTGGCATCATGCCGAATACTGCGCTGTCCCGTTGAAAAGGTGTGCCCGTTCCACCGCCGAGAGTTTGGTATTCGGTTGAGACCAGGGCTGCGCCTGATACTAAATTTCTGTATGGCTCCATATCCTCATTCTAGGGTGCTATCGCTTACTAGCCGAGTCAATAAAGGCGATACGACGTAGTGCCCAATGTAGAAGGCTTAGCAAGATTAAAACACTGTAAGCAGAGATAACCCAGGGCGTCAAAACTATGATCCACACCCAGTTTTTTATTTGGTAGGCCCGTGTTCTCTTCGTAGACCAATGTGCGGAGGGATTTGATAAGTTGCTTGCAGCGAGGGTGAATGTAGATACGCGGATTACCTTCATGGTCTTGAAGTCCCATGTTTACTGCTGTTATTTTGTCGCGGACTTTCCACGGGGATTTCGGTGATTGAACTTTGAAACCCGCACGGCGTAAAATTGCATGGTCTGTGGCTCCGACACCTGAAGTCTTGCGGGCGCCGCCCGTGGGGTCCGGACACGCGATTATGCGACGTTCCAGGCCGTATTTGCGGGTTGCTTCTTCGCAGAATTCCCAGGTGGTGCAGCCGCCGCTTATTACGATTTCGTCGAAAATGTGGAGGTCGTCATCTACTTTTACCGCGCAGACTGCGCTCATGGGGTCAACGTTAAAGTCAATGCCCATGAGAAGAGATAGATCTGGTATGTCCTTGATCGTCGGGGTGATGTTCGCTTCGGAGAAATTGGCGGCGACAAGTCCAGACAGATTCTCAAAACTTGCTTCGAATTCTTGTCTGAATGTACGACGGTCCAGCTGAGCGCGGGCTGCTTCTACTTCGTCGGGTGGTACGTTGCCGCCTTCGATCGTTGTGTAGCTCCACCGTTTCCATAGACCTGTGGGGTCTTCTGCCACATAGCACCACAAGTCATAGAACCAGCTGGCTGTGCCATCGGGGGTGGAGATGAAAAGACACCAGCCCCGTTTGTCCGCTAGGGCAGGGCGGATTACTTCGAACCAGACAGCTTTGTCCATGAAGGCCGCTTCGTCTAGCACTACTCCTGATAGTGACCTGCCACGGAGAGCCGTGTAGTTCTCTGTGCCCTTTAGCTCGATTGTTGCGCCGTTTACTAGTTCGAGCTTTAGTTCGCTCTCGTTTTTCTTTTTTACCCACACGAGAGGTGTTACTTCCTTTAGCAGTTTCCAGCAGATGTCAGCTGCCATACGGTAAGTAGGGGCGCAATAAAAGAATGTTTCGCCTGGTTTCTTCGTTGCTGCTGTTAATAACTCAATTACTGCTAAATACGATTTGCCGAAACGTCTCCCAGCTACTAAAACGCGAAACCGACTGTCAGATTGGAAGACTGCTCCTTGGGGTGGGCGAAGACTTATAGCTTCGGGCGCCTTTATTGCCATTCAGTTGTTTGAGTAGAGGACGGGTGTTCATGTAGTTGAAGCACTGTAATACTTCTTTCTCTTTGGTTAGATCGTACTCACAGCATGGATTGATGTGATCGATCTCCCAGTAGGTGCCCCAGTTGTCCCAGGTCATTCCTGGATGGAATTGCCCCGCAATGAACTCTATGTACTCTTCTACCCACATTCCAAGCAGCTTGTCGGGTTTGGTCACCTTGAAGTTGCGGCGTCTCCCTGCCAATCGAGCATGAATACCCCCGTTTATACAGGCGCGGATTTTCGACGCCTTGTCCTTAGGTCGGTGTTTCTTCCGGTTCCCTTTTCTACATACTTCGCATTTTGATGTCCAGCGTTGGCGTCCCAGCAGAAAACTAGAAAGTACCCGCCTAGGAGCACGGTGCCCGTGCCCACAAGTGGAGCCATCGTCATAGATGCCCCCTCCTGCGTCTATTGCTTCTTGCTTCGACTTGTACATGGGGATGTGCCGGTTCCCTTTAATACTATCAGATTATTTCGGTTCCGTCAATACAGTAGAGTAAAATGAGAATGTCTAGGTAAGTTCCCTAGCGCCGACCCTCCCTCTCAAAAACTGCAACCCTGCCCGGCCTTCCCTTGGCGATTGTGAAGTTTTGTAACAAATGTAATATTTTAACGGACACTCTGCTACAATAGATTCATGGGGGAGAAATCCTCCTAGTACCTTGACAACTGAAACATGGGCATCATCGCCGACGAGCTCCGCGCCACAATCGCCCGGCTCCAAGAGCTGGACGAACGGCAGGTGGAACGGACCAACGAATTGATCGACTCGGTTAATTCGTACATTCGTACTACCGACGCGCTGCTTGAGGATCTCTCCGACATCGGAGAAGATTGACCACAGTCTCAGCCGTCCCACCCGGGGCGGCTTTTCTGTCTCAACGCAGTCTCACGATGAGACGCGCCAAGCTTGTCTCATTGAGTCTGAGTTTGATTCTCAACAACGATGTTCAAAGTTGGGACGGCGAGGCTGAGTGTCTCGGGTGCGGTCTCCCCGAGCACTGCGCCTAAATCTTTGCATAATATTGCAACTGTTTGTAATTGTCCGCGCTTCATCGCTTTGCGGATTGCAGTCAAGCGAATGGCTTGAAGCTGTTCTATGAGCTGTATGCGCGTGTCAGACTGCTCAGCCTGCAGTCTTGCTATTGAAATACTGTAGTCAATCTTAGCAGTGGCATAAGGTACAGAAAACTCTGTACGAACGCGCTGTTCTATGCAGTGGCGCGTGCCTCCTTCAGTGATCGAGGTGTAACAAAAAGCGATCCTCTTTTCTTGCTCAGCATCGTAAGCAATCTCCTGATCTAACCCACATTGAGACACATTGGATTCAGTCATAATCAGATCCGGTGTACTTCAAAGAAGCGCGTTTGTCGCGAGGCTCGAAACCATAATAAGTCATAACTCTGTGAACAGTACCTTTAGAAGCCCCTGAGGCTTCAGCAATGCGATCCAAGGAAAGGCCACTATTGTAAGCCGCTATCCAAACGGTAGCTTGATTTCGCCAACTATCTATATCCCTACCTGACTGACACGCCCTAGAGCACACTGTCTGAGTAGGCCTGCAAGCCTTGAAATATTTGCCGCAAAATTCGCAAATTTTCTCCTCGATCCAAGGGGCAGCCACCTCGGCCTCGTCCCCCCAATACTCGCCCTTGGAGACCACCTCATCGGCGTAGCGTTTCGCCCACAGGGCGACTTCGTCCCAATCGACCGGGCTCATTTTCGCTTCGCTCATGTTCGCTGTATTGTAACTGACTAGCCTACATTATTACAGTGTGTAACACTAGTGAACAATGAGCACAAAGGGCACAGCCCTAAGTGCTACACTGTACATGTACCTAAAAAATCGAAGACCATGACACCCGTCATCACTTCCGGTGCTCCTGTCATCTACGTCCTTGACAAGCAGCGTCCTGCAGTGGAGGTGACACCGTCACCTCTAGCCGCCAGGTGGGAACCCGTCGGTTACTACCTGAAGGTTCAAGACGCTTACCAGGCTTTCGACAAAGCAGCAGGCCCTAGAAGGCTGCGCGCTGAATACGATTGTTTCAACGGCGTAAAATCCTACGTTGTCAACCAGGTCTAAACCCCAAACCCCGAAAGGGGTTTTTTAATGTGTGACAGTAGCTAAAGTGGTACAGTACGAAGGTCCTAACCCTGAACACTGTGCTATACTATATACATAGCCGAAAGAGGGGCAACTGAGCAACCCTCAAGTAGGCCGTGACCAGGGCGATCTCCCTGGCAGTAGCTGCCTCAAACGCAGAAAGGCCCACTACTCAAGCAAATGGGCCAAGTACCTCAACCCCTAGGGAAATGGAAAACACAACCCACGCGGTAAGCGACGCAACGATTCAAGGCATAACGCGCCGAACAAATCAGCTTCGCGCAATCCACCTAGAAGAGATCAAAAATCTCATAGACCTAGGCCTTTCTCAGGCGTCAATTGTTGATCATGTGCAGAGAAAATTTGGCGTCTGCCGACGAACTGCATATAACGACTATGACTATGCCGAAACGGAAAGGATGGCCGAACCGATGGACAACGAACCCCAAGACGTTGACCTGTCTGACCGGGATGCGCTTATGCGCATGATCAACACCCTGTTAATCAGTTCCTATCAAAAAGAGGATCTACAAGGTTTTGCTCGATTAACCAGGGAATACGAACGACTCGCTCGCATGAGTGGTCAACAGTATGGAAAACCCTAAACACTTCGCACCACCCCGCTACATGAGCGGGGTCTTTTTGTGTAATAAAATCACCGTAAAAATGTAATAAAAATGGACGACAAGGAACAGGTCGCCAACTTGCTGCTCCGCTTGGATCTGATCCAAAAGCGAGACGCATCTAGGACGCTTGAAAATCAACAGCTATCGCCACGCATACGTGGAGAGATTCGCTATGCTTGTAAAGTATTACAACAAGTTTTGCAAGGCAAGCCAAAGTTCGATGTGATGTGATACAATATAAAGGTACTCAAGAAAGACAACAAATGATCACCAACACCACACTAAAAACCTGTGAACCTATGTACGTTTCTGATCGTATAACTGAGCAGTTGGCAGCTGCTGAGACACGTAAGCAGGCGCTTGAAATCATCCTTGAAGAGTGTTTTCAAGAAGATCTACAAGATGCAGCGCTTGATTGGTGCGTTGCTCATCGACCTGATCTAAAACTAGATGACAGCGATTGATTCTCTAAACTTGGCCCTCCGAAAGGGGGCTTTTTTTTTTTTTTTTT